TCACAGTGGTGTAATAACTAATGTTAGTGTTAGGTCAGGTTGTGGTTGCACATCAACTGAATGGAATCCAACTTTAAGTACTCTTACAGTAAATCTTAAAGTTGGTAAAATTCCAGAGCATCTGAAAAAAGAAGGTTTTTATCAGTTACATAAAACAGTTACAGCATATTACATAGAAAATAATAAAGAAATGATTCAGATATTAATTATTAAAGCTAAAGTAAAATGAAAGTTTCACAAAAAGGAATTGAGATCATTAAACATTATGAGTCTTTACATGATGGTGATTTACATACTGTTGGTTTACAACCAAAACTTTGCCCTGCTAATGTATGGACTATTGGTTGGGGTCATGCTATTATTTATAAAGGTAAATTTCTTAAAGGAATAGAAAATCATGATCTTGCACTTTCTCTTTATCCTGCATTAACTCTTGAAGAAGCAGAACAATTTTTAATAATTGATATGGCAGTAATTGAGGATCAGATTGATAGTATAAATACAAAACTTAATCAGGATCAATTTGATGCTTTAGTTAGTTTTACTTATAATCTTGGATATGGTAATCTGTTATCATCTACATTACTTAAACGTATTAAATCACATTCTGGTAGTATTGCTGATGGATTTATTATGTGGAACAAAGCTAAAGTGGATGGTGTTATGACTCCATTGCCCGGACTTACTTATAGAAGACAGTCTGAAGCATTATTATTTGTAAAAGGTGAAGTTAAATTTTTTAATTAAATATAATGGAACTATTTAATACAGAAGATGGTATTGTAACACCACTTGAATACACATTATTGATTCATCCATTCTCAGATATCTGGAATAGAGATTTAACTACAAAAAAAGATGTAGCATCTGTTGAATTTGCATATATTGAATTTCTATGTTCTTATGCAAAGAAAAATCCATATGTAGGTTATGATGATGATATAAAAGAATCTAAGGTTAGAGCAAATGCAGCAAGAACTATTAATGGTTGGCAACCAGATGAACTTGTTAATGAAGGAGTTGCTATATATTGTAGTTTCAGAGATGAAGCATCTCCAACACTTAGATTTTATCTCTCTAATTTAGAGGGTGCTAAAAGATTACAGGATTATTTTAAAACTGTTGATCTTACAAAGGTAACTAAAACAGGAATGCTTGTTAATAAACCTTCTGATGTTGCTAGAAGTTTATCACAGGCATCAGCTATTATGACTAATCTTGAAGCACTTAAAGTTAAAGTTCAACAAGAGTTATTTGAGTCTAATAAAGTCAGGGCAAATAGAATTGTAAATCATTTTGAAAGATGAAATGTGCTAAATGTGGTTGTTCAGTATTTGATATACCTTTTATGAGAATAAATCCTATAGGTGAAATAGGTATATTCTGGTGTGAAGATTGTGTTGCTAAACATGAACCAGAGCTATATAAAAATAATATTGAAGATGAAGGTCAAGTAGTTAAAGACTTAAAAACTATCTTTTATAATAAGTAGTATAACTTCAAATAAATATTTATATCTTTGTGATATAAATTTTAAACTTTTTAACATGTAAATTTTAAACTTTATGGAAGGACAATTGTTACTTAGTTCCCAGCCAATGACATCAAGTATTCGTAATCCTGATGGCATTTGGATTAATACAGAGGTATTCAGAAGTGAAGCACTTCATTTTAAGAAGTACGGTTACTACACTCCTGAACTTTGGGGAACTAATGCATGGCAGTCCTATTGGGAAGATCAACTAAAGAGATGTAGAGATGGTTATGAAGTTGGTGGAGTAAGAATAACAGGACATCATTATTTCTATCTTAATTTTACAAACATAGAATTAGTTGATAAGGATTTAAATATTTTATTACCAGAAGATGCAAATATGATTGAAGAATCTATGTTTGCAGATAAAGTCACCGAGTTCCCTCATTTTTGGGATGGTGACTTTAACTATTTTTGGGCATTAGAGATAGCAAGAAAAGGTATCATTTCTAAAAATGAAACAGGCACTATATCAGAAAGAAGATTAAAAGGATATAGTGATTTACATCTTGATGTTCATATTCCTGAAAATTATCTTGATGGTGGTCATCATATGATTGTAGGAAAATCCAGACGTAAGGGATATTCTTATAAAAATGCAGCTATTGCTGCTAATATTTATAATACCAGTAGAAAATCTATTACTGTAATTGGTGCTTTTGAAAAGAAATATCTTTATCCTGAAGGTACTATGGGTATGGCTACCAACTACATCAACTGGTTAAATAAATATACTGGTTGGGCAAAAGCCAGAGAATTTGTTGATAAACAAGAACATAGAAAAGCATCTTTCAAAGAAGATAAAAATGGTATCTCATTAGAATCAGGTTATCAATCACAGATATTAGCTGTTACTTTTAAAGATAACCCTGATGCTGCACGTGGTAAAGATGCTAAATTGGTAATGATGGAAGAAGCTGGTAAGTTTCCTAATCTAAGAGATTCATTCAGAGCTACTGAACCTTCTCTTATGGCTGGTAAATATGTTACTGGTCAGATGGTTATTTTTGGTACTGGTGGTGATATGGAAAGAGATACTATTGACTTTTCATACATGTTTTATAATCCATTAGAATTTAATTTACTTCCTTTTGTTAATATCTGGGATGATCATGCAGAAAACACCAATTGTGGTTTCTTTCATCCTGTTTATATGAATATGGAAGGTTTCTATGATGCTCAGGGAAATTCAGATAAGAAACAGGCTCTTGATTTTGAACTATCAGCCAGAAAGAAAATTGTAGAAGCCTCTGGATCATCACTTTCTATTCAAGGTAGGGTTCAGGAATATCCTATTAAACCATCTGAAGCTTTTCTTACAGTTTCTTTTAATGATTTTCCTATTGAAGAACTTAGAAATCAATTAAATGTAGTAATCAGGGAAAAACTCTATATGAAAAGAGGTCAGGCAGGAACTTTATATAGAGATGAAGAAAATAAAGTTAGATTCAGACCAGACTTAAAAAATGAATTAGAACCACTTTATTTTAGAACTAATGAAACTCCTAATATCAGAGGTTGTGTAATTATATATGAATATCCTGTTCCTAATCCTCCACATGGTTTATATAAAGCTGGGCATGACCCTTACAGACAACAACAGGCAGCTACATCTACTTCATTAGGTGCAACATATATATATAAAGGATTCAGACAATATGACTTTTCAAGAGATTTAATTGTTGCAGAATATGTTGGTCGTCCTAATACTTCTGATGATTATAATAGAAATATGGAAATGCTTGCTGAACTTTATAATTTAGAAATAGGTTATGAAAATGAAGTAACAGAGGTAAGATCATATTTTGAAAGAAAGAAAAAACTACACCTACTTGCAGCACAACCTGATACTGTAATTAATGCTAATATTATTAACAGTAAAGTTAAGCGTATATTTGGTGTTCATATGGTAGATAAATTAAAAGATGCTGGTGAAAAATATATTAAACGTTGGTTACTTAGAGAAAGAGATTTTGATGAAAATGGAAAAGTCATACTCAATTTACATACTATTAATTCTCCCGGACTTCTTGAAGAATTAATCTTTTATAATAGAAAAGGTAACTTTGATAGGGTTATGGCATTCATGATATTGATGATGTTTATTGAAGAAGAAGATGAAAATAAAGTGTATGATGAACAACCAGATGTAACATCAAGTGAAATTCTTGATTTTATGGGAAAAATGTATCGTAGAAATTAAATATCTTTACAAAAAAACTATGGAAACTAAAAAATCACGTGACAGAGTTACACAGCATCAAAAAGATGCTAATGACTTTCAATGGTACAGGGAAAAAGCTGATGGCTTTGATGCTGGATCATTTATTGATACTATAGGATATGATGGAATATCTTTGCAACGAAGAATGATAGCTAACTATGATCTTTTTAACAACATCATTGATACAGAGGAATTCAATTATATATGTAAGCCTTATGGTGAAACTGTTGGTGAGATGCCTGCAACATTTACAAATAGGGATATTGTATCAGGAAAGATAAAACTTCTTTTAGGTATGGAATCTAAAAGACCTTTTTCTCATAAAGTAATAGCTATTAATGAAGAAGCAACATCAAGGAAAGAAAGAGAATATTTTAGTCGTATAAAAGATTTTGTAATTGGTGAAATAATGTCACCTATTATTGCAGATATACAACAAAGAGCTGCTGCAAAAGCTAAAAGTAGAGAACTAACTGAAGATGAACAAAACCAAATACAACAACAAGTTGCAGCAGAAATTAAATCTTCAACTCCTGAAGAGATTAAAAGATATATGGAGAGAAATCATCAGGACCCTGCTGAAGTTTTAGCACATCAATTACTTGAATATCTTACTGAAAAATTAAATATTAAAGATATATTTAATGATGGTTGGAAACATGGTTTATTATCAGGACTTGAAATATTCTATGTTGGTGAAGGATTCAAACAACCTATATTTCATACAGTTAATCCTGTAAATTTCAATTATGATATATCACCTGATTTAAAGTATATTGAAGATGGTGAATGGGCAAGTGCTTATTATGACATGTCTCCTTCTAAGATTGTTGAATTTTTTGGTGATGAACTATCTGATGATGAAATAGATGAAATCTACGAACTAGCTGAAGGAGGTGGTGGAGCAACACCAATGAGAGATGCTACCTTCACTTTTACAGATGATCTTCATACTGCTGTAAATGTAGTACGTGTATTTCATTGTAATTTTAAATCACTTAGAAAGATTGGATTTCTAAAGTATATTAGTCCTAAAACTGGTGAGGAAGAACAGAAAATTGTTTCTGAAGATTATAAGATGAATCCTGAGTTTGGTGATATCAGTATTGATTGGAGTTGGATTCCTGAATCACATGAAGTTTATAAAATTGGTAATAAAATTTATAAAAGAATGCGTCCAGTTCCCGGACAACATAGGGATATTAACAATCTGTATGAGTGTAAATTATCTTATAAAGGTGCTGCATATGATAATATGAACTCTGATATTACCTCATTAATGGATAGGTTAAAGGTATGGCAATTCTATTTTGATATTATCATGTATAGAATTGAAATGTTAATGGCTTCTGATAAAGGTAAGATCATGGCTATGAACATGAATATGATTGCTAAAAGTAAAGGTCTTGATATAGCTAAAACTCTTTATTATATTGATGCTACTAAAACATTATTACTTAATCCTGCTGAAGAAGGTAATAGAGGTGGTCAATCTGGTGATATAGTAAATGCTGTAAAACAGATAGATATGTCATTGGTTTCTGATATACAAAAATATATCATGTTAGCTGATTATATTGAAGCACGTGCAGGAAGCAGTGTTGGTATTACTAAACCTATGGAAGGACAAACCAGTGCAAATGAAGCAGTTGGTAATAGTCAATTAAACTATACACAATCATCTTATATACTAGAACCTTATTTTGAACTGCATAATCAAATTAAAAGAAATGTTCTGTTATCAATTATTCAAACTGCACAAAGTGTATATGTAGGTCAGAATATTACAAAGCTTACTTATGTACTTGATGATCTGTCAATGAAATTGTTAGATATTGATAGTGAGTTACTTGATATGAGTACTTATGGTTTGTTTGTTGCTAATTCAACTAAAATATGGGATGCAAAACAAGCTGTACAACAATTATCTCAGGCAGCAATGCAGAATCAAAAAGCAGAACTTTCTGATATTGTAAAGATTATACGTTCAGAAAGTATTCAGGAAGCTGAAGAATTATTAAATGTTGCTGAAAACAATGCTCATGAAAGAGAAATGGAGATCAGTCAGCAAACTGAAAAAGCAAAAGCTGAAGCTGAAGAAAAAGTCAGAAGATTTAAAAGAGAAGAATGGCAACATGAAGAACAAATGATTCTGGTTAAAGAAGGTGAGAGACGTAAAACTGAAATACAAAAACAACTCATATTATCTCTGGGATTCAATGTTGATAAAGACATGGATAAAGATAGTATACCTGATGTACTTGAAGTTGCAAAGAATGGTATTGATGCTAACATTAAGTTACGTCAGCAAGCATTGGAAGAAAATAAGTTTCAACACCAAGTGGTACAAGATGCAGTTGATACTAAGTTAAATGAACAGGAACTTAAAATAAAAGAAAAAGCAGCTAATAAGAAGCCTAAATCATAATTTTATGTATTAGCTTCAAAATAAAAAGTATTCATTTTAGATATGTAGTATTCTAAATTTTTAATTTAATTTTGTAACGTAATGAGTAAAGAGAAAACAGCAGAAGAAGGTGTTGATAACACAAATCTGTTAGACAATTTCACATGGGATTCACCTACTGAGTTTTTTGGAATTAAAGTTGATGACGCTGATGAAGACGAAAGAGTACAATTAGAAGAAATCAAAAAGAAAGATGAAAATGAAGTAGTAGATGATCCTGAAGAGAAACCAAAACCTAAAGAAGGTGATGATGTAGATGATAAAGATGATTTTTTTGAAGTTCCTAAAACTGCTGTAAAGAGTGAAGATAAACCATCAACTGAAGATGATGATGATGATTCTGAATTTTTTACTACATTATCTAAGGAATTAAAAGAAAAAGGAGTTTTTCAATTTGCTGAAATACCAACTGAAGGTAAGATTACAGAAGAGAAGTTCTTTGAATTACAAGCTGAAGAAGTTGAAAAAAGGTTAGAAGATTCTATTCAGGATTTTATTACTGAACTGAATGATGAAGATGGTGGTTCTTTTATCAGATTCAAAAGAGCTGGTGGTAAAACCAGTGATTTCTTTGCTTTTTATTCTCAGGTTGGAAATGTTCCAGAAGTTGATATAACTCAGGAAGCTGGTCAGGATGCAATATTAAAACATTATTATAAGACTGTAGAACAGTTAGATGATGATGACATCAATGACAAAATGGACTGGCTTAAAGAGGGTGGTAAGAAACAAAAGTATGCTGAAAAGTATTATACTAAACTTAAAGCTGAAGAAAAAGCCTCTAAAGATCAGTTTCTTAAAAATCAACTTGCAGAACAAACTAACAAGCAGAAACAAAGAGATGAATTTGTTGGTAAACTAAAAACTACTTTGGATACTACAGAAAACGTTAATGGTTTTGTTTTCAATAAGAATGAGAAATCAGGTCTGTTTGATTATTTAACCAAAGGTGTTATAAAGTTAAAAGATAGCCGTGTTCTAACTCAGTTTCAGGCTGATTTAAATGATACAATTTCTAATAATCCTGAACATTTCTTGTTACTTGCAAAATTATTAAAGAGTAAGTTTGATACATCTGAAT